AATAAAATAGGAGCATGAGATGGATGAACCATACTCATGCTCCTATTATAGGGCTCGTCGCTATTAGGCGAGAAGCGTACCAGGTGCAGTACCGCCAGTTCCACCAGTGGTTGGTGTAGTGTCTTCCGCTGCTCCTTTGGCATACAGGTAAGTGAATGTAGCATTCTCACCTGCAATGGAGTTTACACGGAACGTCTCACGATACGTTACGATTGTGCAACCGTGGTAGGCACGTACTGTCTTCTGAGTATACTTGTCGATAATCTCGATCGTAATAGTACCCTTCTTCAGAACGTCCTCACCTACAGCAGCCATACCCAGTTTCACTAGGTCAGACTTACGAACGAAGAATCGCTCTAGGTTAATAGAGCCCTCGTAACGTAGGTTGATGTGCTCCTGTGGCATGATGGAACCGATTTCATATACGCCCTCGGTACCGAAGTTACGCTCACCGTCAATACCTTGTGCTTTACCCACGATTGCGGTACCCACTTTGATATTGATGGTATGCCCCGAGTGTACTGTTTGATCATCAACTGTAGCCATGTCAGGTCACCTCCTATTATACAGTCTCAGGTACAAAGTGGCTGGTTACCAGAATGTAGTTGGTAGGTTCAGCAGGAGCTACTTGGTAATCCACGTAGATCACAGTGCCGACTACACGAACCACAATGTTGCGGTATGACGTGATGTCACCATCTTTGATAGCCTGTTCCAGAATGTCGATTGTAGCAGTAGTGACAGAAGCGGATGTAGCACGTAGACCTTTCTTACCGACAAAGCGGTCTTCCAGAGTCTTACGTACACGTTCGGATAGGCTGTCTGCCCCGCGACGTACTGAGATTTCACGATACAGGGTATTGTTGCCACCAAGGTAGGAAGTGATACCCTGTACTAGGCGGAAACCACCGTTCTGTACTCGTTCCAGTGTCGCTACCCCCGATGTGATCAGATCGTCTACCTCAGGGTCACCTGCTAGCAGCTCTTTTTCAAGCCCTAGGATGCTGAAGTAGTCAAACGTGATAGGTTCGGAAGCAGGTAGTCCAGCTACACGTCCTGCCAACATAGCTGCTGTGAAGAATGCTGGGAGTGGGACTAACCCACCTTGGTGTGCCCGATGGTAGATACCAGGATAAGCTACTACAGCTCTAGAGCTGTTCATAGCTGCCGCACGTTGCTTAACGGCTGTAATGGACTCGTTTACTCCACCACCAACGAATAGCAACTGCTTCTGGTTACGGCGCTCCATTACTCCCACATGGCTTAGAGCCTCTGCATGGATAGAAGCGTCATCGGTTAGCACCACAAGGATGTCAGAGAACTGACGCTTGATAGTGTCGAAGTATGCAGACCATGAAGATGGGGTAGTACCAACTGATCCTCCAGTTAGGTATGTGGAGTCGAAGTCTGTAATAGCACCACCTACCTCAACAGATACCAACTCGGAGTTATTGTTGACACGGTACTCAAGATCAGCTTTAACAGCCTTCAAGTACCCTCCAGTCTTGATGTTTACGTCTGCGACAGCATCGAGCTTAGTTACGTCCAGCCCAGCGCTAGCTAGCTCAACGAACTTAGCCGTGTATCCAGATACGCCGGAGATATGAGCGATGACATCGTCGATGGTAGCGAACTGTCCAGTAGTGAGGTTGATCTCAAGGTCTACTGTAGCGGCAGCGGCATCTACACCAGTCTCTACTGTGATCTTAGTGGCTTTGGAGTCAACCACAGTAACCGTAACCACCGCATACGCGTCAGCCCCAGTGTACTCAAGGTCGATTACCGCCCCCACATTGTCGTACACTTCCGCTTTGTCCAAGTCCCAACGGGTTACAGTGTATTTCTTGCTACCTGTAATAGTGCCCGCTTCCAGCTTAGCTAGAATGCGATTACCACCGTCACCATACTCGACAGATTTTTGTTCAATGCCACCTGCTGTAACAGCAGCCTGTGTAGTCTCATTGGCTACAACAACACCAACTCGGCTAGCACCGCCACCACCCTCAGGAGTAGGAGAGAACATAAGTTCCAGAGCGGTCATCAAGTCTCCACCGCGCAGGTACTCTCTAGCAGTATCAGTACCAGAGAAGTATTTGATTTCCCCAGCCTTACCTGCCAAAGCTTTTCCCACCACTACAGGCAAGTTAAGCCCACCAGGAGTGACAGCAGTCATAGCCGAAGCATCAATGCTATCATAAGCCCCCGGATGCACAATTCTACGTCCATTAAAGTTTACGCCGTAGTCGTTAAGTGCCATTGGTTACACCCCTTTACTAGAGTTTACGATTCTTGTACTGTTCAAGCAACTCACGCCACTCGCTAAGCCGCATCCACTCTTTACCACCCGCATAGGCGATAAATCCAGCCTTCTGTACCTCAGTCATGTCTCTGACTGTGAACAGGAACTCTTTTCTATGGATACGAGGTTGTGGTGGCTGTAGGGAAATGGGAGTGCGAGTTACCGATTCTTGCACTTTCTTAGTCATCGGTACGACCTCCTGTGTCAAAGGATACCGACTGGTTAACCTCCACACCGCCTACATAGGTGATGTCCTCTATAGGAACGGATGGGGCGATCTGACACCAGAAGGTTAGAGCTCTTCTATATACGAATTCAGGGAAGTAGCTAGTAGCTGGCTCGAAGTCAGTTCCACCTAGCTTCTGTCTGAACAAGCCCTTGCCGTCTAAACCATCCCTACCGGACAGTAGAGACCACTTCACAAGGTGGTAAAGGTCTACAGTCAAGTCACCATTCTGTGACCAGCATTCCAGCCTATAGTTGACCTCATATAAGGTTTCCATATGGACTTTAGCCGTATGTCTATAATCGAAGGTGATCTCTACTATGTCCTCATCCTCTACCTCGTCTGTGGTGAAGGCTATCAGACCTTGAGACTCATTGGCTACGTAGTATCCATCTGGGTCTAATACAAAGCCTTTAGTTTTGTTAACGACTTGGTAGACTCCTACCAAAGGTACGTTTGGTACCCTTGTATAGGGTGCTCCCATGTCGCCATCAGCCCTGAATACGACCTCTCCCTCAGCAGTATGCTGACGGATGTCTGCATCCTCGTCATCTATATAGTCACCTAGCCCAATCTGACTTTCCTCCTCATTTGAGAGCAGTATGCACACACATGGGAGTTCATTAGGTGTTCTAGGATAACCTTTGATGACTTTGATAGGCGTGGACTGTAAATACGCCCTAAGTTTAGCTAGCCTAGTCTCACTGGTGGACAACACGGAACCAACGTATTCCGGATTAGCCTTCAGATAACCTAGCTTGCTTTGTATCAACTCACTTAAATAATCTTCAACTAAAGGTATCACCTATTATCACCCTCTATCTTTCCCAAATGACTGAGCCATACCAGATTGTATTACGTTGGCAAAGGTGTCATATACATTGCTGTTGCCCTTCCCATTACTGCGTACCACACTAGTATGGTGATATAGCACACTAGAGGGGTCAGGCATGCTAACCTTAGCAGAAGGAACAGCCTGTTTAGGTTGCATCCTATGGGTTCTACCCCAAGTTGGAGTAGCTGCTACTGGTGTAGCTGACCTACCCCACTGTAGTAGCTTTGCGGGATTGGCTATGGCTGGTTTTATGGACAGCCCTTGATTCATCAAAAGCCAGTTATCCTTAGCCTTGACTAAAGATTTAGACCTCTTATATCCTGCCCCAGAACCCGTAGATTTCTGTCGGTAGGACTTTTGAAGGTCTAGTAAAAGCTGGGTGACTTCAGGGGCTAGAGAGAATGTACTATCGCTGGATAGTTGTAGAATCATCTAGGAAGTCCTCGCGCTTGATCTGGAATTGCTTAGGCAGCTTTACAAACTGCTCCATTCCACCAGCCTTGTACATGGTGTATGTCCCCCGCAACTCATGTATTGGGTTAATAGCAATGTACACAGCTTGGGTATCATATAGAACAGAGTATTGAGTTGCCTCATCCATAACTTCCCTTAGCCATGTGATCTGCTTACCATCGTGAGACAGATCGAAGTCTATGCCCCTTTTATAGACCTCGTTCAGCAGTCTTAGGCAGGTGATGTCATTAGCTGGATATCTGAGTATATCAGGGTCACCAGGAGCCCCTCTTATAAGTAGCTGAGAGAACTTCATAGTGAAGTCTAAGAATGTAAACCTGTCTCGGAAGCCTACATTGTCAGTACTGAGAGGTGTCAGGTATGCCCCACCGACCTCATTCAGACCTATATGCTCTTGCTCCTTACGACCATTGATAGACGTCACTATAGCCCTTGTTTCTTTAGGGCTGAAGTATACATATCCCTTACCCTTGCATGCGGGGCAGGAGTAGTCCGGCTGTCCAGAGTCAGAGGAGTAGCATGAGCAAAACATACCTTGCTCCCATATAACCTTGTAACCCTTCTGGGTGATGAGGGTATCAAAGGTCTCTGGCTTAAGGTCTGCCCTAGGAACCATAAACCCCATCGCGTTCTCTTGATTCATACCCTCACCCCCTATAGCACCCCGAGATTAATCCCGAGATACGTATCCTTAAGACGTCTTTCCAGCTCTTTCATGTCATCCATATAGTTCTTGATACGGGCACCCGCACCAGAGAACTCAGGAGACTGTGTAGTACCGATAGACTGAGACAGCCCATCAATACTGATGGTTTGGTTGGCTATACCCGCACCTATGATAAGGTCACCCCATACCTGTAGGATACCGACCGAAGCACGCTTCATGATATACTCTACTAGGTCTTCAGGTATATCCTCCATACCAGCCTTGTAACTAACCCTCCACAAGCTAGGAGCGTTTTGGTACTGTCCAAGCAGGACAGGCATAAACGATCCATTAGCAGTAAGGATCAAGCTACCAGATGAGCCCGATACTGGGAATAACTGAATCTGACCAGAGTTAGGGTAAGACCGAATCCAGTCTTGCGGTATACGGAACATTTCAGTGCCCCCAAAGTACATTGAAAGAGCACTTACTTCAAGGATAGGTCGCTTATGCAGTACCAAGAATGCCCACTGTAAGAAGTCATTTGCATAGTAATCATGCACTTCATTCTCTATCTCAACAGGCTCAATGACTATCTGCAACATGCGCTGGGTATGCTGTACAGCAGAACGGATGTAGTGCTCTAACATACCTTCCTTCATCTTGTTACCGTACATATCCTCCAGAGGAACCCCGAATAGGTAGTTCTCTCTAAGGAACTGGCTATTAACCTCAGTGAACTTCATTCGGTATCACCCCTTACTTCTTGGAGCTAGTGGCAGACTTCTTAACTTCCTTAGAGGATTCTTCGGCTTTCTTAGCTTCCTCTGCCTTTTTAGCCGCTTCTGCTGCTTCAGCCGCTTCTATAGCTGCTTGTTGTGCCTTCTCCTGCTCTTCCTGCAACCTAAGGGCTTCCGCTTCCTCAGCCGCTCTAGCTTCTTCAGCTAGCTTAGCCGCTAATTCCTCTTCTTCCTTAGCCTTAGCTTCTGCTTCGGCATCGAATGCAAAGAAGTTAGGGAAGGTTAGAACCTCATGGTACATTGCTTCGGACTGGATTTCCCCTACGCCGTTAGCATCGAACTGTACGTCCTCCATGGAGATTCCTACGAGCTTTCCAGCTAATTTCAGGTTGACTACTTTGAACGACATATTTGTTACCTCCTAAATAGATATAGGTTTCACTCATTTATAATCGCTTTATGTCCAGAAAAACATAATAGGGAGTGAATTGTATTCACTCCCTACTAGGATGTTACGCAGCTATCGCTGGTATATTAGGCTCCGATGAAGCCAGGTACGTCGGCTTTAATGTTCGTGAAGCGCATCCATTTACGTGGAGCGTACAGAACAGGTACACCGTACAGCAGGATCATCCAGCGGATTACTGGGCCAAGGGTAGCCAGATCCATCTTCATCATAGGCGCCAATTGCTTGAACGCTAGGATGTCAGGGCTCATTTCACCCATGAACGCTGTGTACGTGTTGGCGATTACTTCGCCCTTGTCCACGAATACAGTCTCGCCGCTAGATACCGGAGTCGTTACAGCAACCTTAGCTACCTCGTACAGCGCATCACCGTCTTTTTCAGAACGGTAGATACGAATGAACTCGATAGGGAACGCTGTGGAAGCTGGGTTAGTGACATGGAGCTGAACGCTCTTAGCCAGATCGGAGCTACCAAGAGTTACAGTAACCTCATTGGAAGGGATCGACTCGCCGTGTGCGTTATTGAACGTTACACGGAACTTGTACACACCAGCACCTTGCTTACCGAATTGACCCGCAGTACCCACAAGGTCTACCCCACCACCAGCGGTGTAAGTCAGAGTTCCTACCGCAGGGGACTTGAAGCTGCTAGCGTTCATGCTCAGTGGGCGAGTTTTGTTAAGGAAGATATTCGGATTGAACTCTACCTCACCGCCGTGTGTCATGAACTTGTTAACAACTACGCCCGCTTGGTAACCAGTCGCCGTAGGCATGATAACACGCTCTTTAGGGAAGAACTCTTGGCTGAACTGTGCCATAACCTCGAACGGCAGGTACAGGTCAGTAGGAGTACCGTAGTTCTGGATGATCATCTGAGCGCCCCAGTTGATATGCTTCTCTTCGAGATACGTACCCTTGAGGTCGATCGTATTGATCGGGTCGATCATCTTATTCAGACCATCGAACTCCAGTCCTTCGTTACCGCCAGGAGCTAGTTTGCTATCGCCCCAGAAGAGGGATTGCTCTAGCTGTTTCAGCATCCAAAGGATACCGTCTTGGTTCTGACGTGCAACCACGTTACCGAATGCGCTGTTTACGAGCGTCATTGGGTGGGATACTTCACGTGTCGTTCCTAGGAACTTCACGAAAGCAGCCTTACGTGCGTAAGTAGAATCGTTGCTGTCTGGCAGCACACCCTCACCTACGAACGCCCCTTGCGAACGACCGTAGTCGATCAATTGCCCGTATTGCTCAACGGTACTGTAAGCCGTTTGTTTAGGAATTTTCTTCCAGAATTTGATATGTTGATCGCCGTAAGTCAGCACTTTAAGGCTGTTCTCTAGGGACTCAACACGGAACGCGCCACCGCCCTCAAGGTTAAGCGGGTTAACCTCATAGCCAGCTTCCAACGCTTTGTTAAGCGTGTCCACTTCGGCTTGGGTAGCGTTACCGAAACCAGTATGCCCGTTAGTCAGCATGTTCTGTAGCATTGGCGTTTACACCTCCGAATTAATATGATTACTTACTGTTTACGTAAGCCACAGCATTGGCCGACAGAGCGCCCATAGTGCCAAGGGACTCAAACGCTAACAGCTCGTCTTGGGTAACCTTACCTTCTTGGATACCTTGGAACAGCTTAGCAGACACTTGAGACTTGGATAGCTGAGTACTAGCCGCCGCATTGTCTCCACCGAAAGCTTTCTCTAGTACCTGAGCCTGTGGAGCCGTAGCTACAGACTTACGTACCTGAGGTTGGGCTTCGATCTTCTGAAGACGAGTGCTTAGAGCACGTACCGACTTAAGAAGTTCCGCCTGTGTCTCCAGTACCACTCTCTGAGACTTAGCGATACCCACAAAGGACTTCGCTAGAAGCTCGTTAGAATGGCTAGTGGATTCGATCGACTTAGACAACTCAGCACGCTGAGCTAGCAGATCACCGGAGATACCCTTTACTAGAGTATCAAGGAATTCACTAACTTCCAGTGCCTTTTTGACATTGTCGTTAGACTTTAGAGTGCCCTCTAGGGACTTCTCTACTTCCTCGTCTTCCTGTTCGTTCTGCTCGGGCTCTGCATCTGTATCTACGTCAGCGTCATCCCCAACACCTTCATCACCTGCACCTGCATCGTCGCCAGCACCTTCGGTACCATCGTCAGCAGCGGGAGCGTCATCGGATACATCCTCAGGCGCTAGGTCTTCGTCTCCTACAGCTTTAGATAGCTCCGCTTCCGTATTTCCCTTCTTAATTTCCGATACGATAGCGTCGATCTCATCTAAAGACTTGTTAATGATTTCGTCTACTTTAGACATGTAGGGCGCACCTCCTATTTGATATGGTTAGCTATGAAGTCCATGGACTGATCCCTAGACCATCCTTGCGTTAGGTGCAAGTACAGGGCTAGTTCATTCGTATTCATGGATTTCTTAGTGGATAGCTTCTGCTTTAGAATTTTCTTCTTCTCCTCATCGCCGATCACATAGGATAAATTGTGGAGGTCTTTTTCTAAGTCCTCCTTACGAAATACCCCACCGCCTTCAAGCTCTAGCGGATTGACCTCATGCCCTGCTTCTAGTGCCTTACTCACTGGCTCCAAAGCGGCAGTCCCATTAAAGGACTTCACTATAGCTTCCCATGAGCAAGTTGTATTAACAGGGTTTACTGTAATAGCGACATTATAAATTTTCGCCTTGACGATACGCCCACCATCACGCTCCAAAACCTTACCCTCGACAGAGAATCCTACTTTGCGAGGTGCATTGGATTTCTTTAGCGCTATAGCTAAGTCCCAGATACGATCAGCTACCGGAATACCTTTCAATAGCTCACCCTCTACCCAGAACCCCTTATCATCAACGCGACAGCCATCTACTGGATATCCTAGGATGATGCTGTTATCATGGTCATAGTTGAACCAACCGTGACGCATGAAGTCCGATATATCCAGACCCTTTTGTACCAGAGTCTCACCCTGTCTATCCTCAGTCTCAGTGGATGCGTATCCTCTAATGAACCTACGTCCTTCGTCGGCTCCCTCAGACTTTACTACATCTGCATCCAGTCGGAACTTGAATAAGTCTTGCATATGCTCACCCCCTTGACAATATAGAATATCAAAATGACCCTATGCTTATAAAATCACATAGGGTCATTGATCGGATTATATACGCTACTTACTATACTGATCGTCTATGCTGTCCGATATCTGCTGGTCTTGTTGTTGCTGTTGTGCCTCTTCTGGGTCTACTTCCTGATCATCTGGAGGAGCACCACCGCCATTAGGGTCGTTAGGGTCTCCACCACCCATCTGTGCCATCTGATCTGCCTGTTCTTTCTGTAGCACATAGTTGGTGTAGGTAGGATCAAGTACAATATCCCCATTGTCCAGAGGTGGCATGTCCTTTTCCTTACGAATCTCATTGATAGTCTTGAAGGAGCGTACTTGCTTATCGGTAACAGTAAGCTTTTCAGTCTCCGACTCCTTATCCAGTCCTACAAAGTTGAATGTGTAGTCGGAGCCAAAGCGCCGTATGATAAACCTGTTGATGACCGACTCTATGAACCTTAGTAAGGGTCTTAGCCCCTTATCCTTAGAGTTCTTTAGACGGTCTTCAATACCACCCTCACCTAGACCACCACCACTACCACCACTACCTCCACGGTTAGGGAAGTTAATCTCGGCTGGGTCGATCTGGTATACAGCACAGCAGATATTGATCAGGTAGTTCATCCACATTTCATATTCCATCTCACGGTTCGATTGGGATACGTTAATGTACTCCAAACCGTCAACGGATACTACCGGAGTCTTCCATGCCCCTGTCATACCTGCGATTTGAGCTGTCCATTGCCTACGGAAGGCATCCAACTGCTCCTTAGAGATATTCTGACCCTTGAGGTTCAAGATACCCTTGGTGGTACCCCCTTGAGAGAAGTAACGTGAGTTATACTCTTCTGCCCATAGATGTGACGTCACCTGATGTATAAGAACCTCTAGCTCTGAAAATCCATATGGCTGGATATTAATGTCCGTGCGTGGGTTACGCACAGCAAAGGCTAACTCTTTACCAGAGAACTCCGCTATAGGAGTACTGTTGTTGATCTGAACCCAGCGTATGCCATCCTTGTCCACTGTAGTAGGATGGATAAACCCATCGTCATCAGCATTATCCTGACTAGAAGCAGCACGAATAGTGGCAGCATCTACAGCATGTATCTCTGCCGGACGTCCAGCCCTATCAGGCACTATTTCAAAGGTCAACTGGTCGTATACAAGAGAATCCCGTACCACCTTACGTAGGAAGGAGTCAAAGTTATCCCTTGATGGGTCATAATCGTATCCGCAGTTCTCCAAGAAGGACTCCATAGCCATGATGATACGATTCTGATCATCCGTAGGGTTAGCCTTAGGATCACGTAGGGTAATCTCGAATCCCACCCCATCCTTAGAGTACCTAGCTGGCTGGGAGAACGTGGACACCTGATTGATCCTAGTGGTAACGATAGAAGCTATAACAGAGTTGCGATTCGACATCTTCTTTAGAGTATCGAACGTAAGAGAATATGGCTTGTCCTTATATCCCAAACTCTGCACTAGGGCAAGAGGGTCTTCTATAATGGATTTAGCTTCTTGTACACGCTCAGACTTAGAGAGGTTGTCGCTAATGTCTGCCGTGTTATGGGTAATCGAAGTGGTGCCTAATCGAAGCGACCTAAACAGATTATCCATCAGTCCCATGGTAACACCTCCTTAGTAAAAAATCTCTCACTAGCATAATATCAGTGTTGGAGCAAAAATAGCATACACGTAGTGTATGCCACCCTCCTACTATTTCGGGTTAATGATGAGCTGTTGTTCTGCCTTATTATCAGCTCTAGTCTGGTCAGACTGACCATACCTACTGTGCTTGCTATCCTTTTTCTTTTCCTTCTTATTGTCCTTATTCTGTGACTCCTTGCGCTTCTCGTCCTCTTTCTTACGATCCTTAGCGCGTTGTTTAAGCTTCAGCTTATATTCCTGCATCTGCTTATCAGTCACATGATGTACCCTACCGTGTTGGGACTCACTCTCTTCCTCAGCACGAGCCTTAACCTTCTTACGGGCACGCTTATCCTGGTTAGCCTTCTTCTCATTGTTATCAGCAATATCCCGTTTGCGTTTAGCATCCTCACGCTCTTGTTCCTCTAGGATAGTCTTTTTCTTCTCTTCCTCGTTCTTCTTAGCGTGGTCTGCAAACTCACTACGAACCCACTGCTTACGGGTGACGGTATGACCGTCACGCACGTAAGTAATAACCTGTTGAATAAGACCATCCCGATTGTTCTTACCCTTCAGTAAGTCAGCACCCTCATCGGTGGTTACTAGCAGCAACATATGTCTCACCCCCAGTTGATAATCTCGTACTCATCTAAGGACTTCAATACGTCATCTGAGCTCTTTCCACCTTCTAAGAAGGTCTTAACTTCAGATAAGTTGATCGTATGTTCATCCCAGCTCTCCCCATCCTTACCAGTGTCTACTACTGACAGTATAGGCTTTCCTGAGTCATCCATTTCCCTACGAACGAAGCTACTGTCCCCGAATGCCCATTCCACTCCAGGCTCTACGTTTCTAACGTCTCCCACACCCTTGAGCTGTAGGAACTGTCTCAAAACCCTAGCCATGTTCTTGTTACCAATTGTGAGCTTCATTAGGCTTTCATTATTAGCTTCTCCCTTGTGCTTATCCATAAGCTCTGGATGCTTTTCAAATATCTGACGTAGAGCGGATACTTTGTGCATATTATCCACATGGGAGTGCTCAGACTTTATACGGTTCTTCATTATAGGGTGATCGCTGTAACCCTTAGCCACACTATGTTTTAGCTCAGGGCTCATACTGTCTAGGAAGTCCTTTACAGACTGCCTGTGCTTCTGGGAGTCATCCATACCAGCCCTCTGTTCAGCTTCATGCCCATGAGAGCTAAAGTTTTCGTCTAGGTTCAGTACATGTGGACTGGTTTCAACGAACTTCTTAAGCTGTTGCATATTACGCATGTGCTTGATAGGGGCTACCTTGTCATTAGGATCGACCTCCAGTGGGTCAGCTTCAGCGATGCCATGTTGCTTCATTAGGCTGTATAACTCAGCCCTGCTCATGGACTTCATAACACCCTCAATGGTGTTACCACCCTTTTCAGCTCTGGTCTGGGTGCTACTATTAGCCTTAGGTTTGGCAGACACACTAGGCTGGTGATCAGGGTCTTCCATATGGTGGGGATTGTCCTTCAGGTAGCCCTTAAACTTCATCATATTATGCATATGCTTAATAGGATGAGCTTTGTCGTCTGGATTAGCTACCTTAGGGTCTTGATCTGCTATGCCAAACTTGGACATAAGCTGATACAATTTCTCCCTATCATTCTTAGCAAAGTTGTTAGACCACTCGTTGATACGATCCGTACCTTCCGAGTTCTTATCCTCATGGGTAGGTAGGTGCTCAGCCCCAGCCAAGTGAGGATTCTTGTACAAGTGCTGTTTAACCGCCTCAACCTTATTCTTGTGTAGAATGGCTGCATGGTCATTGTGCTTCCACTCTACCTTATGATCCATCAGATGTTTATACTTCTCGTCCGTTGACATCTGCTTCACATGTTGATCTATGAAAGCCTTCTGATTGGCGTTATGCTCAGCTACAGGCTGGCCAGTGGTGGCATCCACCCACTGCATACGGGTAAATGTCGTACCGTTCTTACCATGCACTTGAATAGGCTTCTTAACTAACTTAGAGGTGTTAAGGTGACCCATAGACTTCCCTAAGTCAATATATAGACCCAAAGACTTGTCTACGTCCTTCTCAGGCTTCAAGGTGCGGTATTTCATATTTATAGCTCTATTCGTGTTGCGCTCATAGTCGTCTGATAGTACCTCATGGTGGAGCCACGAATCGTCGTGTACAGTGCTGCCGTCTTCACCCTTCATAAGACCTTCTCTGCCTTTAGGGGTGACGGTTACAGTTGGTATGACCTGTATTACTTTACCAGCCATGTGTTAACCCCCTATTCTGCCAGCATGCTCCAAGCTTAAAGAGTGTATCTCTTCATGAGGATGATCACTGCTATTGAGCGTTTTAACTCCATACCATGAGTCCTTGCCTGTAAGCATAAAGGCTTTTCCTAAATGTCCATTACCGTTCACGTCCTTGAATCGGGCACCATTATTATCCTTAGTACCCTTAAAGTCATACTTATTGCCATCATCCAGAGCGGCAAACTGCCAAGTATGCTTAATGTCATTTATGCTCTTGTACCCGCAGGATTCTAGGGTTTCTGTAAGGTCTAGTTGGTTCTTAGACACCCACCTCTTCAGTTCATCCCTAGCCCTGTCAGCCATAGACGGATGAGCGAAGTCGAAACCTTTCTTAGCCCAAGCGTACATGCCTACTGAGATATTGGCAAGCAGGTTAATATGAACCGGATTACCACTACCAAGGTGTCTCCACAAGGCTTCCGTACGATTGTACAAAGTCTCTGCCATACCCTTGCCCTGATATTTCTTCTCAAGCTCCAAGGTATGATTTTCCACATGCAAGCCATCTTCCTTACGGGTAACTACCCTTGTGACACTACCAACTTTATTACCCTTGGCGTCTTTAAAGGAGAACCCCACATCAGCATGGACATAGCCTTTGTCATGATAGACTTGCACATCGACCATGGTAGCCTTCCAGTGCCCCTCAGGGTGACTAAACACATCCTCCAAGAACTCCACACTAGCACCCTTGAATAGATTATTGAAGACCTTATCAGCCTTAATACCCTTTCCCTTGGTCGATCCATACTTGCTATCGTTAGAGCCTCTATTAAGCTCATGCTGGGAGCTGTCAAGCTCTGTAGAGAATACATCTGACACCTTGCTTCCCTTAGTCATGTTAGAGAAGTCTATGCCAGCACCTTCACCTGAACGCTTTGCTAGCTCTTCATCAGACAGCCCATGATCAGTGTCCTTAATATGAGGTGGTGCTATGCCCTCCCTACTAGGGTGATCTGTTTCGTGGGGCGCTAAGAATTTCAGATGATCCCTTATATGACGCATAGGAATCTTGTCAACGTGTTGCATAATATGGTTTCTTAGGGCAATTGGGGACTCATGACCTTCGCCATCCAAACCTGTGGCATGTGCCATTTTGACCGCTTTGTCCTTATGATCCCTTATATAATTTCCCACAAGCTCATGCTTCTGCATAACGTCCAATCTGCCGATACGTTCCATGTGGGGGTCTTCATGATGACTACTGTGCTCTACAACAGGTTGGTTGTCACTGGGGTCTACCCATTGCTGTCTGGTAAAGATTTTACCACCTTTACCATGAACCTGAACTGCCCTTTTTACCAGCTTGGTAGTATTCATTGTGCCCTTGGCCAGATCTATATAAAGATTCATGTAATTCACCCCCTAGCGGAATGCTCTGTAAAAATAAAATAAGCCATGGATTGCTCCATGGCTTACAGCACGTTCCTCATATCAGAATGCTATTGGCTCCAACTCGGGTACAGTTTCATTACCAAAGTCCTGCCAATCCTTGATCTGTGGGTCAGCTGATAGATCAGCCTTAGTCCAAACTAGATCCTGGGTACGTCCTGGGGTAAATACCGCTTGCTGACCGTTAGAGTTGTCTCTAACGATGAACTTAGCGGGAGACCCATACTGCCCATTCCATTTAAGGAAA